GGATTAATTATTAGGAGATTATTAAAAATGGCACGAGGTTTCACCGTAAAAGCAAAATCAAATAAAGAAGAAGATTTCAGGACTCTAGAAGGAATTATTCAGAGTTCCCAGAATAAAGAAGAAGTAGAAGAGGCCAAACAAAAACTTGGGGCCTATTATCAGAAAGTAAAAGATAAAATGCGTGGCAAAAAAATCGTTTTTTGTTTGCCCGGTAGAAGTTGTTCTTATACGTTCCTAAAGAACTTTGTACAATTATGTTTTGACATGGTACAAAATGGAATGAGTATCCAGATTTCCCAGGATTATTCTTCCATGGTAAATTTTGCTCGTTGCAAGGTCTTGGGTGCAAACGTTACTCAAGGACCATGGCAGGATCCCTGGCAAGGCAAACTAGATTATGATTGGCAATTATGGATCGATAATGATATTGTTTTTAATACCGAGAAATTCTGGCAATTATGTGATCTGGCCGTAAAGGACGAGCCTTATGAAAAAGAATTTGATAAAGAAGAGTATCCTTTATGGGATGTTTCTGATGAGGAATTGGAATCAATGCATAAGTCTGATTTTAATGTACGGAAGGAGCGGGTTCGTCGTTTGTCGAAGTTTGTGAATCCTATGGTGAGTGGCTGGTATAAAACTGAAGATGGACGTACTACATCAGTGGCCCATTGGCTAGAGGCCGATGATTTCGTAAAAAATGGTGGCGTTATGAATCATGAAACTGTCGAAAGTATTAGTAAGCGTAGTAAGCCATTTTCAGTTGATTATGTTGGCGGTGGGTGGCTTATGATTTCTAAAGGCGTTTTTGAGAATATCAAATATCCTTGGTGGGGTCCTAAACTTCAAACTTTTGAGAATGGTATATCTGACTACGCAGGCGAGGACGTGTCACACGCGTTAGACGCAAAGGAATTAGGTATTGAAATTCTAGTTGACCCAAGGATCTGGGTAGGCCACGAAAAAATTCGTATACTTTGATACTATTTATAAAAACCACATAATACTCTAATAAGACTTCACGGGAGATTACTCCGTGTATAACGGGGGTTGACAAATCGGAGGACCCGTGTTACAATTCATGGGTCCTTTAAACGACATAAAATGAAAAAAGTTAAAATTAAACAACACGTTGGTTACTATTTTTCCTATGATCTAGAAGATCCTTCTGTTCCAGTAACCGTCAATAGTAACTGGAGAAAGACTGGTAAAACACCCGCTGTTATTGACGAAACCTATAGCCGTCCTCTAAAATCCGCCGACGATAGAGAAAGGCTATACGTAACAATTGCAACCATGGGTAAAAAAGAAAGACTTTACTTGGATACCCTGGTTGCTTCCTATCTAATTTCTAATCCTCATAATCACAAACGAGTCATTCATAAGGACGGAAACATTTATAACTGTCACCCATCTAATCTAAAATGGGCAAACGAAAGTGAATTTAGAGAATTTGCTGTTTCAATAAATCGGGCAAAGGGTCGGACCAAACAATTTCTTGCCACCTATAAAGATGGAACCACAGAAGTTGTAACGGGATTTTTAAACTTCCTCGACAAAAAAGGAATAACCGAACATACCCTATACCGACTTCGTAAAGGAGAAATTAGTGAATATAATGGTCTGGTTTCTTTTGAAGAGATTAAACGGACAGTAAAAGGTAGATCACCCAAAAAAGAACCTCTCCAAATTGATCTAACTGGTTTTAATATTGTTGAACTAGACGATTGGCCTGGTTATTACGTCGTCTATAAAAAAGACGATGTTAATACCCCCGTAAGAATCTTTAGTAAATGGAAAAAAGAAAAAGACGGAATGGTTCTTTCTGAAAATTTTGTAAGGGAAACCACCCAACACATCCATAAGACTGGATACCCCGAAGTCAATATGAAACTTCCTGGAGAAAAGAAGATCGTTAAGAAACTACATCGTCTAGTTGCAAAACAATTAGTCGAAAATCCCGATCCAGAAAATTTTGATACTGTGGATCATATTGACTGGAATAAATTAAATAGCCACCCATCTAATCTTCAGTGGATGACCTCTGCCCAGAATTCGGCCAAGGGTGGCCCAACAGAAGACGGAATTTATATCCCGAAAAAATACGAAATTACATATGTCGATGGTCGAAAAGATGTTGTTGACAATTTAAACAAATTCTGTAAGGACAATAACTATTCTCCTGGTTGTGCATATGCAATAGCCAATGGTAGAAATTCTATTCATAAAGACATCATAAAAATCGCAAAAATCAAAACATGATAAATATCCTATATAAAAACAGAATAATTTACAAACACATATCTGACGAAGAAGTAAATAAAATTCTTCTTGAATTAGCCCTAAATGAAAACATTGATGAAAACGAAATTACAATCGAGGAAATTTAAATGAAAGCCAAAAAAACACAAGAAATCAATCCAGTCCAGAAAAAGAGCCGACAAGGAAATGGAAGAAACACCAAATACGCCGCATCATCAAGGAACGGGGCCAGGAAGAGGTCTAGGGGCCAAGGTAAGGGTTGATATTGAAAACTGGATCAAAGAAGTCTCCGTGATTCGCCCTGAACTCGGAGGCTTTGCTATATGCCCCTTTGCCAAAAAGTCCAATTACGAAATCCTAGAAATAGATATTGACAAGATATATCCAATAGACGGTCTTGACGTTGTGATCTACGTTGTTGCTGAAGAAGACCTAGAGGCAATCAATTGGTGGGTTGACTTCTATAATAACAAATATAAGGACTGGTTGTTCTTTGAAGATTGTGCTTCTTATGATACCTTTATTGGTGGGGTGCAGACTAATAACGGAAAATATAATCTAATATTAGGTCAACCAAAAGAGAAATTAAAAAAATTTAGAGAGATATTAAAGAAGACCGAATATTATTCTTATTGGTCAGACGAGTATTATAAAGAGATTGTTGGAGATGGGTGAACTATCCGGGATTTCCTCTTAGTTCAAATTATTTCTTTTTAGGTGATCGTATAAAAGTGTCTCTAGTCGTAAAGTCCTTATTTCTCCCTTTATTTGGCTCATACCCATGTGACTTATAAAATTTGGCTAATTTTTCTTTCTTTCCTTTTTCTGGAGCCTGGTTAAGTGTTGAGGTCATATCGTTTTTGTCAGCATAAGAACCTAGGCCCTTCATAATTCTCCCACCAATACCCTGGCTTCTTAAATGGGGTGGGACCCAAAGGCTGTTTACCCTAATTCGATTGGATTTTTGATCATAAGAAGCATCAACATTTACTCCTCTATGTTTCTTTCCATATGCCTTAGAAATTTTGTCTAATACTTGTTGCGATTCGGTTATAAATTGCTTATAGGTTTTCATTTTCTTTTTGGCGAGGTCCTGGTTCTTTTTGGTTTATCAGATGCCTTTATTGTTGGTTGAGGATTACGATCAATTGATTTATTTGCAACATCCTTATCAATCATAACATAAGATCCTTTGGGGGCTCCTGGTTTAGGGGTGAATCCTCCATGGGCATTTGGAACTTTTACTATTTTTTCTCCTTTTTTGAATGCAGACTTCGCTTGATCTACTGCACTTGTTGGTTTATTTTTATTTGTGGCTAAATTTTCTTTGGACGAACTTGCGACCCATTTTTTGATATTTTTACCAAAATCTCTTGGGGAATCGGTTTTAGTTATTTTTGGATTAACAATTTTTAAATTTACTCTAGAATAACCATAATCATTACCAACTCTGGAAGATGGTGTTGTATATACTATTCCTTTTCTATCATCTGGATGATAAGTTCCAGTGGATGGGGAATCTTTAAATCCAGATGATAAAATTGAATCTCGGCTTTGCTTATTTGTATAATGAGCCGTTCTGAGTACTCGTAGTTTTCTTGTTGCCTCGTCCAAAAACTCTTTATAGGTCTTCATTTCAATCCTTTTTTTCTTTTTAACCCCACGAGCCTGGTTATGTTTATCCCTATAATCCTCTTTAGAATCTAGATAATCCTTATATTCCGCATCCCACCTAGAGGATGAATTATCCTCTCTATGATTTTTTTTGTGATATTCTTTATAATCTTCTGGGTTAAATTTTTCCAAAATCCCAACCAACCATTCGTCGCTCATGGCCTCTAAAATACGGGCAGCCGAATCATGATCATTCACATACCTTTCATTTATCAGATAATCTAAAACTAAATTATTATATTCTTCTTTCATTCTAGATGATTCTCTTTTTGCTGAATCATCAAGTCTTTTACTTTCTTTTTTTCTTTCTTCATCAGATAGTTTCATAAATCCCGTATCCAAGGCTTCTTTATTTTTTTTGGCTCTTTTTTCTAATTCGTTTTCCTCATAAACCGCCAAATAAGCCTCAAATAACTCGTCCATGTCTTTTTATTACTACATAAAACTATTTATAATTTTCCTAAATAGCACTGGTGATAGAACCACCACAAAAAAGTTCTCCCAATCCAAATAAGGAGAATAAAAATGACTGATCGAAATGTTGAATACATGAAGGAAATGTGGGGAACCACTCAACTGGTAACCGACTACAAACCAGAAAGAAAGAAACTTCTAAGAGAAGTTACTGATGAAAAATTTAAAAAAGAACAAGAACCAGTAGAAAATGAACTATTTGACGCCTGGGACTACGGCCTAGAATCACTAACCCCAATTAACTAATAAAAATATGGCAATAAGGGTCAGCAAACAGTTCAAAGATATAAGTGGTACTTTTAAAATCAACCCGCTAAACAGCGATGCGATTGCCATAAAAAATGAGACTGCCATTGCCAGATCCATTCGTAATTTGATTTTTACTTTAACCGGAGAGGTTCCATATTCTACAATTGGTAGTTCTGTAAACAGACTACTTTTTGAGAATATGGACTCTTTTACGGCAACCGCCCTTGAGACCGAAATAAGGGGAGTTCTTATAAACGAACCCCGAATAAATGTAATAAGTGTTGATATAGTTCCAAATTTTGAAAATAACGAATTTAATGTAACCCTTGTTTATGAAATTATAGGTATCGACGTACCACCCCAACAACTAAACGTAGCCCTTGTATCGACCCGATAATGTCTCTTACACAATTTACTAACCTAAATTTTGATCAGATCAAGACCTCTATAAGGGATTATCTCAGGGCGAATTCAGATTTTACTGATTATGATTTTGAAGGATCTAATTTTACAATCCTTATCAACACTCTTGCCTATAATACCTACATAAACTCCTATAATGCAAGTGCAATTGCAAATGAGGTCTTTCTCGATAGTGCAACCCTAAGAGAAAATGTTGTCTCTAGGGCAAAAGAGATTGGATATTTGCCTAGATCAAGAACATCTTCTAGGGCGAACATTACTTTTTTTGTAGACACCAATAATTTATCAACTAATCCTTTAACACTGACTCTTAAAAAAGGAACTGTTGCAGTAACTTCTGGTCGTTTTAACTCAAGCAATTACGTATTTTCAATTTTAGACGATATTACGGTTCCGGTTGTTGATGGGATCGGTCTTTTTGAAAATATTACCGTTTATGAGGGCAATTTTATTGTAGAAAATTTCACATATTCTCAAAATAGACGAAGTATTCTGAGTAATAGTGGAATTGACACCTCTTTAATCTCGGTTGTGGTCAAAAGTAGTCAAAATTCTAACTTTTCAGAAAAATATGTCTTGAGTAGGGACATTTTTGAGGTAAAAGGCGACTCAAAAGTATTCTTCTTACAAGAGATAGAAGATGAATACTATGAAATCTTCTTTGGAGACGGGGTTTTTGGTAAAAAATTAGAAGATGGTAACTATATTGAGGTAACCTACGTCACAAATTCCGGCGAAGAGGCCAACGGGGCCGATAATTTTTCATTTTCCGGTCGTATTTTTGATAATAATGGAGGAATAGTAACAAGTGACCTATCATTAGTCACTGTAAATAGCCCAGCATTCGGCGGAAAGCCGATTGAGGCCATTGAATCGATCAAAAGATATGCCCCGAGGCTCTATTCGGCCCAAAATAGGGCGGTCACGGCGACTGATTATGAAACAATCGTGGCCCAGATTTACCCGGAAGTCGAGTCAATATCCGCATTTGGTGGGGAAAACCTTAATCCCCCTCAGTTTGGCAAAGTTTTTATCAGCATAAAGCCTGTAAATGGTGAATTTTTGTCTAATAACGTAAAGGACAACATAAAAACCGCCTTAAGAAAATACGCGGTTGCCGGAATTGTTCCAGAAATCATTGATCTTAAGTACTTATACGTAGAATTTGACACAACAGTTTATTATAACCCGAATTTTACGATTTCACCTGAGGCCCTAAGAACCAATATTATAGAAATCATCAATACTTACTCCAAATCAAACGATATTAATCGATATGGGGCAAGATTTAAGTATAGTAAATTTTTGAATCTTATTGACGAATCATCCGAGGCGGTTACTTCCAATATCACAAAAATCACAATGCGCCGGAACCTAAAGGTTTCTATTAATACTTTTGCCACATATGAAATTTGTTTTGGTAATTCCTTCCACATAAGAAGTAGTCAGGGCAATAATATTAAATCAAGTGGGTTTTATATTTCAGGAATCAATTCTTTAGTTTACCTAGCAGATATTCCAACTTCCGAGTCTAAAGGAAGTCTATATTTGTTTACAACCCTGGATGGAACCACTGTTAATGTAGTGAGAAGAAACGTAGGGGAAATAGATTATCAAAAAGGAGAGATTATTTTATACCCCATAAATATTAGAGATACTGTTAAAAAGTTTGGTTTTGATAAAATTATAGAAATATCTGCAATACCAAAATCTAATGATGTTATTGGTCTTCAAGACCTTTATTTACAATTAAATGTAGAAAATAGCACAGTTAACATGGTAATAGACAATATTTCTTCTGGTTCAGACTTAACAGGCTCTAATTACATTTCAACTTCAAGTTATACAGAAAATACACTTATTAGAAAATGAGGATTCCGGTTTCTTCAATTGTAAATTATCAACTTCCTTCTTTTGTAAGAGACGAGTATCCCCTGTTTTCTGAGTTTCTAGAGCAATATTATCTTTCTGACCAGTCAGAAAAACTCACCCAGAATTTAGACAAAGATATTGATATTGATTTTGTCTTTAAACTAAGAAATAATGCGGTATTAACATCCGAGGCCGGGTTTATTGATTCTGAAATAAACGTAGACTCAACCGAAGGATTTCCTGATAATTATGGTCTGATCCAAATTGATTCCGAAATCATTCTTTACACATCCAAAAATGAGACTCAATTTTTAGGTTGTACCAGGGGATTTAGTGGAGTCACAAAAATAGACCGGGAATACCTAGAATTCTCTGAATCAGAACTTGAAAGACATAGTGCAGGATCAACAGTAGTAAATCTAAGTATTTTATACCTAAAAGAATTTGCCTACAAGATAAAGAAAAGAATTACTCCTGGTTTTGAGGACCGGGAACTATTTGAGGACCTCAATTCTTCTAATTTTGTAAAAAACATAAAGTCTTTCTATACCTCTAAAGGTTCCGATGAGTCTTTTAGGATCTTATTTGGGGCTCTTTATGGGAAAGAAGTTGAGGTAATAAAACCCCGAGACTTTCTTATCCGGCCATCGGATGCCCAATATCGAATCACAAAAGATATTGTTGTTGAGGCCATTGAAGGTGATCCGTATGATCTAATAAACGAGACCATTTATCAAGATGCATCAGATTTCATAGAGCCCGCCCAGGGGACGGTAATAGAAGTCAGTAAAATCATAAGAAATAATAAGGATTACCACGTCATAAGTCTTGATTTTGATTATAATAAAGACATTGATACTTCTGGCACCACAAGAAGCGAATTTAGTATTCATCCTAAAACTGTCTCGACATCAACGATAAGTTCAAATTCTACCTATATTGATGTTGATTCAACAATAGGGTTTCCGGAAAAGGGCTCTCTTAAAATTGATCTAGAAGACGGTAATTCATTTACTGTTCAGTACAATAGTAAGGTCCTCAACCAGTTTTTAGAGTGTTCCGATATAACGTTTGAAATTCCAGAAAAAACCGAAATAAAACTAGACGATTCTATTTACGGGTTTGCTTCGGATGGTTCTAGAATTACCATGCGGGTTAATGGCATTTTAGGAGACATCGATTTTGTTGACCTGAATTTTAATTATAATGAATCAGAAGAGATAAAAATCAAGACCTTAGGAGAAGATGCCGAGGGGTTTAAATTCAACAATTGGTTTTTTAACGTCCCGGTCACTTATAAAGTAAAAACTATTGGTCTAATTAATTCGGGTAATTTTTCATATTTAATAGAAACAATAGACAAACATAGTTTTGTAATCGGTGACACTTGTACCCTATATGGGTCTAATGACGAAAAAATCCTAGGACAGGTATTTTTTATTGATAATAAAAACAATATAAAGATAAGTACTTTTCAATTATTGGACCTAACCCTTTCTTACGACATAAGAAAGAATGTCTCAAAGGTAAATATCTCTAATGAGAAATATCTACAACTTAACACCTTTAATTCAAATATCCAGAACATTTATACTGATTATAATAAAGATCTTTATGTTTCCTCGCCTTCTCTTCCAAGGTATTCTGATCCACTAGAAATAAAAGAATTCTCTAGTCTTGTTCCAGTAGGTAATTATACTGATCTGACGGATATAACCTTCCAAGTATCACACAAATTTTATACTGGCGATCTGGTTGTTTATAAGCCATCTAATAAAGATAATTCCATTACCCTGGGGGGAACCTATTATGTTTACGTTGTAAACTCAAAAACAATAAGACTTGCAAAGAGTCAGTTGGATTTGAGTGATTCAAAGTTTGTTGTTTTTAATGGATCTATATTCCCTGGAAATGAAAGTATCATAGAACCAAAAAGTTTTTATGATAATAATCTCAATAGGCTAGAAATTAATCCGCAAAATATCGTCACAAAATTAGAACCACCCTCTTTATTAGAATCTCCAGAAGAAACTCTTCCTGGAACAATTGGTATTTTTATAAATGGCGTAGAGCTTTGTAATTATAAATCCACTGATCTAGTTTATTATGGTGGCCTAGAAAAAGTAGATATTTTATCGACCGGGGATGGTTATAATTTATTGGATCCACCAGAAATTATTGTTTCTGATGCGGTCGGATTTGGAGCAAGTCTTGTTCCTTTTCTTGAAGGTTCCCTTGAAAAAATTAATATTATAGATCCTGGATTTGGTTTTATTGGAACTCCTAAAATAGTAATTTCTGGTGGAGGGGGTAGTGGGGCCGAGGCTGTTGCAGAAATGGTTTCTTTTACATATTCTGCAGAATTTGATGCAGTATCATCAGTAAATGTCTCCGAGGATTCTATTTTATTTGATTTAGAACATAAATTTGCTAATGGCGAAAAAGTTGTTTATAAAACACAAAATCGTCCAACAGTTGTTGGACTTAATACCAATTCAGAATATTTTGTTGGGGTTGCCAGTTCAACTTCTGTAAAATTATATAATACTCTTAATGATTCACTTGCTGGGATCAATACGGTAAATCTGTCTGCGGTTGGTTCTGGTGATCATTCTTTGGTCGCAGTAAATGCAAAGAAAAAAATATCAAACATAAAAGTAGTTTCTCCTGGATCCGGGTATAAGAATAAAAAACTGGTCATTTCTGGTATAAACAGCGCATCCGATACCCTTGTAATAAAAGACCATAGTTATTCCTCAGGAGAAATAATCGAGTATTTACCAGAAGGACCGGTCATTTCTGGTTTGTCTTCTTCTCAAAATTATTATGTTACAGTGGTAGATAATGACAATATCAGACTTTCTGGGATTTCTACTGTCAACTCTTCTGATTTTAATTTTGTAAATAAAAATTACATTAATTTTACTTCGACTCTTTCTGGGGTCCACTATGTTAATTATCCTACAATTACCGTCAGCATAATTGGCCCGACCCAAATCCCGGCAGTCGTTCAACCAGTTTTTTCTGGTAGAATAACTTCTGTATTTGTTAGTAATCCGGGTGTTAATTATGGATCCGAGGGAATTCTAAATTATCACAAAAAACCTTCTCTTTTTATACAAGAAGGAAGTAATGCCCAGGTTACTCCGGTCATCCTTAATGGTTCTATTAATAGAGTAATTGTAAATTCTCCTGGTAGTAATTATAATCAAATACCAGATATTGAAATTTTCCCTAGAAACAATGGGGCAATATTGACTCCTATTATAACAGATGGTAAACTAACCGAGGTCATTGTCGTTAATGGTGGGGGATTTTTTGATGATGGGACATTTATTAATATTGTACCAAAAGGTTCTGGTGTAAAATTTGATCCAATAGTTAAATCAAGAAGAATAGATCTTGTTAAAAAATTATTCGAGACTAACAATATTTCCTTCGATGATGGATACATTACAAGAAGTATTGATTCTTTGGGATATACTCATCTATACTCGCCAAGGTCAATTAGAAAATCAGTATCCAGAGAATTTGGATCTACTAGTATTCTAGATTTAAATCTGGATATCAATAATAGAGAAATCAATAATACTGTTCATTCACCGATTATTGGTTGGGCCTATGATGGAAATCCAATTTATGGACCTTATGGTTATGCTAATTCAAATTCTGGTCCGGTTAAAAAACTTTCTTCTGGTTATAAATTAAAATCAAATTCAAGGCTAATAAGTGAGAATAGACCATCTCTGGCGATTTATCCAAAGGGATTTTTTGAGGATGATTACTTTTTTGATAATTCAGGAGACTTAGACGAGCATAATGGAAGGTTCTGTATAACCCCAGAATATCCAAATGGTGTTTATGCATATTTTTGTACATTATCCGAAACACCAGACCCTAATTTTAATAATTACTTTTCTCCGGTATACCCATACATCATAGGACCCACCTTTAGAAACAGGTTAATTGAAAAAATACAATCTTTTGATAATATTGGCGAAAAATTGTTAAGGAATACTACACCATACAATTTATTAAGTTCAAATAGCTCTTATGATTTTATTGTAAATCCTAATAAAATTAAAGAAGAAAATATAGAAATAATAAGCGTAGACAGCGACTTTATTGAAAATGTTCAGGTACTAGAACCTGGAATTGGTTATCGAGTTAACGAGCCAATTACCTTTAGTGACAATAGCCGTGCGAGAATATCCGAGGTTTCAGGAGTATCAATTGCTTCTATTGCGTCTTCTTATGTTAATTTCAATAATCTAGAAGTCGTTTCTTTTAATAATTCATATATCGGTATTCTTACTAGTCCTCATAATATTGATTCAACAAAGACGTTTAATTTTAATTCCAAATTTGAATTAAACAAAAAAATTGTAGCGAAACCTTATAGTAATAAGTTACAATTGAGAACAAGTGTAGACCCGACCGCTACTACTGGAATAGTTACCTTTTTTGATGTAAGTGGAAATTTAAATTTTCCATTAAAAGAAAATGATATTTTTACTATCAATGAAGAACAAGTAAAAGTATTAAATATTGATTTTAATTCTTCTAGAATAAAAGTAGAAAGAAATCAAAACGGAACCATAGGTATTAATACTCATAGAATTAATAGTGTTCTTGAAGAAGATTCAAGGAAATTTACTTTTAATATTGGACTCACCTCTTCATATAATTTAAGGTCCAATAAAGAATACTACTTCAACCCATCAGAATCAGTTGGGCTAGGAACCACTAGTAATTATACCCTAAACATATCAAATCCGGGCCTTGGGAAAAGTATTATAACCATTCCACCCGGTAGTATTTTTATTGAAAACCATAATTTAATTTCTGGTGATGTTGTATTTTATAATGCAAAGAACAATCAACCGATTGAAGTATCGTTGACCGGTATTGGTACTACAAGTTTACCTGAAAATAATGAATTATTCGTCACAAAAATAGACAATAATCTAATTGGTCTTTCTACGGTTGGTTCAGGGACATCAAATTTCTATTTTGAGTCTGTTGGAACCGGTCTGACTCATAGCCTTAAGGTAAATTATCCAAATAGACTAATTGGCGAAATATTCTACTCTAATGCAACAGTATCTACCGCAACAAGTAGTTTACTTGCGATTGGTGATGAGGTCTTTGTCAACGTTTCTTCAGGTGTTCAGACTAGTATCTCTTTCTATTATAACGACTTTAATCGAAGAATTTGTGGAGATAAAAAGAATATTTCTAGTCTAGATCTGATTAATAATACAATTTACTGTGAGAATCATAATTTTAAACTATCAGAAAAAATCATATATGTATCCACTTCCCCAATCGGTGGATTGTCAAGCAATGAGATATATTTCGCTATTCCTGTAACAAAAGACACTTTTAAAATATCGTCTTCATTATATGGTTCTTCATTACCAATACCACAGGAAATCAATCTAACTTCCTCTGGAACCGGTTATTTTTATTCTATAAATCCAAGAATAGAGGTTATTCCAGACCAGGACGTTGTGTTTAACGTTTCTGATGAAAGTCTTTCTTTTACTAGACAGGGAACAACTTATCCGGCCTTTGAATTAAAACTTTTCTATGATAAGTCTAGGTTAAACGAGTTTACAACTTTTGATCTGGTTCAAAGTGGTCTTGTTGGAATCACTTCTACTGCAAAATATACATTAAAAACCAAAAATCTCCCAGAAAGACTATATTATGCATTTTCACCAGTAAATCTTGAATTAAATAATGATCTAAAGAAAGAAATTTATATTGATGATTCTCAGGTTCAAGGATATGAAATTATAAAGGTAAGTAGTCATTATTCTGGTAGACATGTAGTTTCGGGTGTCAGTACAAGTTCCTTCTCATATGAATTAGACTCTTTGTCTGAAACTGATTCTC